GAAAATTATGTAATTCATCTTCTAATCCTAAAAGATATAAATGAATTAAAGCTATTTTATTTAATTCTTGTATTAATGATTTTTGAATCTTGTTGATTGTTCTAGCAAAACGGATATCCATCAATGCTAAATTTTTACCATCACCAACAACTTCTTCAAAACCTAAGAATGCCTTAGGAATACGAAGTGCCGCCAACATTTTCTTTTGAATATATTCAATATCCGCAATTTCACCTAGATTTTGTGCTCCGGGTAAAGTTTCAATTGGCATAGTTTGTGATGGGTCACGAACAGGAATGAAATAATCTTGGTCAACCGCCATCTGATTAAATCTCATATCAACCTGTCCATTACGTGGGTCAGAAATTGGTTGTCTTTTAAATCTATTTGCTACTTTTTGTACATATGGTTCGATATCCTTATCATCCATATTACCAACAAATACTTTAAACACACGTCTTTCAGGTGCTCTAGATGTTCTATAAATTAACATAGCATCTTCAGCAAGAAGTAATTGTTTCCAAATACGTCTAATCTTATCTAACATAGAAGTACCATATGGTAACTTTCTATCATCACCTAATAATCTAAAGTGTGCAATTTCCCAAGCTTGAAATTCCATGTCTTTGTTTTTCCATTGGAATCTTAATTCTCTTGATGGTACTTTTACATCAGGATTCATATTAGGTGTCTTTGATGATGCACCTTCTATTCTTTCAATTTCAATATTTGGTAATTGTTGACATCCAACAATTCCTTTTTCAGGGTCAATTTTTATATAAACAAAATCATCACCATACTTACAAACTCCACGAGCCCACATTTGTAAGTTAGTATTGATGTCAAGTTTATTTAAAAACAAATCTTCTAATGTGCTTTTTACTCTATCAGATTCAGAATATATTGTTAGAATTTCTCCTTTCTCTGACATTGTTGTTGACTCTTCAGCATAAATGTCAAGAGCTGCAGATATTTCAGGTGTAAACTCCATTGATTCATAATCATAATACGCAGCCAATCTATTTGGTTCATAATAAACCGATTGATTGTATAGTGATTGGTCTAATTTTGTCCACTTATCGGCAATATATTGAGATTGTTGAGCTTGCAACATTGCCTTTTCAAACTCTTCTCTACTATCTGTTTTTAATAATTCGTCTTTATTGAAATTAAATGACGGTGTTTCCTCCTTTGGTGTTTGGCCAGGGAAACCAAACATATGTGTTAATTTCTGAAAGACTGTTAAATTCTGTTCTGCCATGTATATAAATACTTTTCTTTATAATATAAACTAAATTATTGGTATAACAAAGGATTATTTAGAAGGTCCGAACAACCACATATATTCTTTATATTGATTTTTACCCGGTACATTTCTAACATCATTAAAAGCGGGATTGTTATCCATACTCATAGAACCAACTTGGTCAAAAGATGTACCATAAGAATAATGTGACCTATTGTTTGGTTCATACGTTCTTTCCGATAATGTCCACGACTCCATCATTGCAATATTTTTAGAGGTGTTTCTTTCTAATTGATTAAAACAAATATCCCCCGCATATAGAGCCATTGATAAACTCATAATGGCGTCATCGTGAGCTCCTTTCATGTGGTCCGGTCTACCATTAATATAAACAAACGTGTTTAATTCGTTTAATAATCTACTAGAACGTACACCAAATCCTTTTCTAACCTGTTCTTCAAATGCTGCAACTATTTGTGTTCTCTTGTTGTTAAAGTTAAGACCAGGTATTTTCTCCATTACTTTTTTATTATAATCCCATATATTTTGTGTATTAATACCATCAATATAAAGGTTTTTATAATTCATCTCTTGTAGTTTACGAGACGTTGCAATACCCATACCTCCAGTAATATCAATAACAATAAACGCATTGTATAATATACCCCATTTATATGCTATTGATGCTAAATCATCAGGTGGTATTTTTCCAATATATTCTAATACTTGTTCTCTTTCATCAAAATCAACTACATTAATTGATGAGAAGTCTTCACTATCTCCTCTACTAACATCTACACCCATAATATAACGATGACCTGGCTCAGGGTCTTTCCATTGCCACATCGTACCCTGCATGTATTTTTCTTTAGGTTGTCTAATTAAATTTTTAGCAATATTTTCTTGAATATCTCCCGGTATTACCCCGTCACCTGAGCCCAAAAAGTCACACTCCAATTCCTGAGCAATTTTACGTCTATCGTATTTGAATTTTTTAGACATTGATTCAAACCAAGATGAAAATGGTTTATAACCTTGTTCTTCATACTCTTGATATTTGGTAATATCAAAGTCATACATAACAATTTCATTATCATCATATTGTTCTCTATTCAACATATAATGACAAATATCACTACATTTAACCCAACGTAAATCTTTGGTGTAACGAGGGTCTTTAAACCATCTTAAATCGGTTATATGGAAATCATTTAAACCACGAATTGCTTGGTCATAAACACCGTAATAAATTGGGTCATAACCATTAGGTGTTGAGATAAGAATAATCTTACCTCCTGTAGATAACGACGCCATAGATGCCGCCCAAAAATCCTCACCGGCTTCAATATAGGCAGCCTCATCAAATACAAGTATGGTAGGTGTATAACCACGTAAAGCGTCCGCTGATGTTGCAACGGCTTTAACTTCACAACCATTATTTAATCTAAATCTACTTTCAGAGTTTTTATCTGGTGAAAATCCCACATTAATCCATTCAGGCCATTGTTCAAGGAAATGACGAATTTTATTCGCCATTTCAATTGCAGTATCTCTTTTGTTTGCAATTACAAGAACTCTTTCAGGATTTTCAGGTTTTGCCAACTGTAGTTTTTTTGAAATCCATGCGGATGTTACAGTTGAAACCCCCGCCTGTCTATATTTTCTTGTTATGTTCTCATTATACTTGTCATAATCTAAAATAAGTTGTTCTTGGTCAGGAAACAATTCTAATGGAACATATTTCTTTTGTGTATTATCGTAAGTCTGTAAGTATGTTTTAAGTGCATATGGAGTATCTTTCATTATTCTCGCATATTCCTTAAGTTGTTCTATTTTAGAATTCATATATATAAATATGAAAAAAGGAGGTTAAAACCTCCTTTAATATTATTATCTGACTGGTACTAATTCACCACCGTCGTCATCGTCATCATCATAATCGTCATCATCACCACTTAATGGTATACCTAATCCCGCTAAAAAATCTCTTATTGAATCGTCACTAGTTTCAGCTGAAACATCATCTAAATCACTTCTGAAAATTTCTAAAGATTCTTCATATGCTTCTTTTTTTAATCTATCTTGAATACTAGTAATAAACTCTGACATTAATCTAACACCAGTTTTACTTTGACCAATAGCTTCTTTCATAAACGTTAGAAATTCTTTTGGAGGTAATTCATAAATTGTTTGGAAGAAATGTAATTGTATCTCTTTCATATTTTCTTCTCCGTACAATTCGCCAGGGATAATATCCATAAGTCTTTCCCAAATTTTTGGTCCGATTCTTATGTCCCAAGATTCTTTGTAAATCGTGTCTTCGTGTTCTTTAACTTTTTCCCACAAATCCAAATCATCTTCACCTGAACTAGTTTTTGGTGTTCCGTGAACTGCCATTAAATCTAAAAACCCTTTAAAACATTCGTGTACTAATACTGGAAAGTTTACACCTCTGACTACTATTTTTGCACCATTTTTACCCTGTATAACTTCTTCAGTTCCCGCAGGATTAAATCCAGGTCTTTCTATTTTTGATTCAATTTCTTTATCCTCTAATTGCCAATACATAGCATCATTTACCGACATCATAATACCATATAAATCTACGATTGTTTTAGAACCAGTAATTCTTTCAATCTCTTCTTCGACCATGTGATAACTATAATGTCCCTTTTCTGATGCACCTTGAGTAATTGCATTAATTAATCTTCTTTTTGCTCTTTCTAGATTTAATTTTTCTAAATCAGTAAACAATTCCTTTTCAATGCTAATTTCTTCTGGTGTTGGTTCGTCTTTATCTTTATTTTTATTGAATCCACCTAAAGTCATTTGATTTAATGGAGTTAATTTAACATCCCACTCAACCGAACCTTCAGGTATATCAAAATATTCGGTAACCAATCTAATGGCTAATTGTACCAATTCGTCAGCATGTGATGATTCAAGTTTTGTAATTTCTTTACTTGCTTGTTTCATCAAATCCATTAATGAATCAAATTTCTCTTCACCTTTTAATGTTATTGGAAGTTTATCACCCAAATATCTGTTTAC